CACAAGCAGGAACTGCTAATACTGGCGGTGGTGGCGGTGGAGCCGGCGGAAACGCTGACAGAACCGGCGCTGACGGTGGAAAAGGTGTTGTTATTTTAAGTGTTTGTTCAGCATTATATTCAGGAAATACAACAGGTAGTCCATCAGTTTCAGTAGTTGGTGATCAAAGAGTTATGGTATTTAACGGTTCAGGGAGTTACACCCCATAATGGCTTATTTTGCAAAATTAGATGAAAATAACAGGGTTATAAGAGTTGAGCCTGTTAGTAATAATGTTTTATTAGAGGAACAATTAGATGAAAATAATAATGTTATTTACGTTGGAGTTGAACAAGAATCAAGAGGAGTAGAATTTTTAAGAACTTTATATAAAGAACCTAATGCTGTTTGGAAACAAACTTCGTATAATACTGAAGGCGGTGTGCATAAATTAGGTGGAACTCCTTTTAGAAAAAACTACGCTGGATTTGGTTCAGTTTACGATGAAGCAAATGATGCTTTTCATAGAGAACACATGAAACTTAACGATGAAACTATTTATACTAATTGGGTTTTAAATCAAACTACATTTATGTGGGAGCCCCCTATTCCTTATCCGGAAACTTTTGATGATGGAAACCAAAGACAAGATGGAACACCTATTAGAGATCATTACGATTGGAATGATTCAACATCTACTTGGGAAAAACCTTAATTTAATTAGTTGACCTATTTAAAGTAAATGATATATTTCTGTGCAGAAATACAGAAATGATTAAAGTTATAGATAATATTATAGCAAAAAAAGAACAAGAAAAAATAAAAAATTTAATATTAGGTAAATATTTTCCTTGGTATTATCTTAATGATGTTTCTTTAAAAGATAACCCTGACGAAAGAAAACCAGGACTAGCACATCATTTTATATTTAATGGTCAACTAAGTGATTATTTTAAACACATTAACAACTTACTTATAAAAACAGCTAAAAAACTTAAATTAAAAGAAATAAATATTCTTCAATCTAGAGGTTTTTTACAGTTTCCTTTATCCAACAACATAGTTAAAGATAAATATATTGACTCACCACATTTAGATCTGGTTGAAAAACATTTAGTATTTCTGTATTATGTAAATAACAGTGACGGTGACACCATTGTTTATAAAGATAAAAATTTAAAAATAAAAAAACGAGTAAAACCTAAACAAGGACGTATGTTAATTTTTAGTGGTGATCATTGGCATAGTGGTAGTCAACCAACAAAAGACGTTCGTTGTATTATAAACTCTAACGTAAGAATATAATATGTTGTTTCCTTCAATGTGCATTGACAATTTTTTTCAAAATCCTGATGAAATTGTAAGGTATGCAAAACAATGTGAATATTATCCAAGTGAAACTGGTGCATGGCCGGGTAAAAGAACAAAACATTTTCATTTAATTTCACCTGAATTACATAGACATTTTGGAAGAAAAGTTCTAGCTACTCTATTTCCTAACAATTACGAAAACATAACTTATAATATGGGGAAGGTATGTTTTCAAAAAATATCCCCTGAATACATTAATAAAGGATGGATTCACGTAGACGGACCTGCAGATTTAACTGTTATAGTATATTTATCTAAACATAAAAAATGTGGTACTTCTATTTTTCAATATAAAGGCGCTTTTCCTACACCAACTGAAGAATTGATGCAGGTAAAGAAAAAGACATATAAAGAAAAATCGTTTGGACAAGAAACAGAAACACTTAAAAAAAATAATAATGATTTTGAAGAAGCTATATCTTTTAATTCTAGTTATAATAGAGCTATTTTTTTTGATGGCTATCAATGGCATGGGGCAAAACAATTTGTTGAGAAAAATATAAAAGAAGATAGGCTTACTTTAATTGGTTTTTACTACGGAATCAATTCTACTAAATTTCATGTAACAGAAAATAATAGATTATGAAAACAAAACTATATCCTAAAAAATTAAATAGAGAAAATTATTTTGCGTCTCCTATCTGGACAGTTTATGAACCACAATTTGTTAAAGAATTAAATAAAGCTTCTGACCCATATATTAAAGCAACTAAAAAAAGATTGGCGAACGATATTAAAAAAAGAAATAAGACTTATGGAAATAAAGGAGACAAAGGATTTGTTTATCATTCAACTAGTTTAGCGGGAGACCCAAAATTTAATCAGCTATCAAGATATATAGTTGATACAGCAACTAATCTTTTAAAAGAAATGGGACATGATTTAAATAATCACGTTGTTTTCTTAACAGAGTTATGGGTACAGGAGTTTCCTAAAGATGGTTGTGGTCATCATTCAGCTCACTCACATTGGAACGGACATATTTCTGGTTTTTATTTTTTAAAATCAGGAGAGACAACAAGTAGACCAGTCTTTCATGATCCAAGACCAGGAAAAACAATGATAGGCCTACCTGAAATAAAAAAAGAAAACATAACTTATGCTTCTCCAGAAATTTCTTATGGTACTAAACCAGGCACTATGATTTTTTTTCCATCTTATTTAACTCATGAGTATCCACCTGATTTAGGTTATGATACTTTTAGGTTTATACATTGGAATTGTCAGGCTATCCCTAAAGAATCTATTAAAAGTTATATAAATGAATATTAAAAAATTAAAGTACAAAGTTATTGACAACTTTTTGTCTAAAAAACAACACGAGCAAATACTTAAAACATTTACTGGAGATCATTTTCCTTGGTACTTACAGCCAAACAATAGTACTACTAAAATTAAAACTACTAAAGATATGAAAAAAATTTATAAAAATATTCTTGAGGGGACTCAACTTACTCATTTGTTTTATGCTTATAAAGATCTAGGACAAGGAGAAAATAAAATAAACTCACCTTATTTTAAAATAGTTCAATCTTTTACTAAAATATTTCTTCAAAAATATAAAATTAAAACAATGGAAATATTTCGTTCTAAAGTAAATTTACAACTTAAACTATCAAATGGAAAAAAACATAATTATAATACCCCACACAAAGATTTTGAAAACCCTTATTTTGATCACAATGTTTTACTTTACTATGTTAATGACAGTGATGGGGATACTGTTTTTTTTAAAGGAACAAAAATAGTTAAAAAAGTCTCTCCTAAAGCAAATAGATTAATAGTGTTTGATGGTAATATTTTACATACAGGTAGTCACCCTAGTAAATCGTCTCAAAGAATAGTTATGAACACAGATTGTATTTGGTAAAATGTTATTAAAAAATAAAATAAAATTTGAAAAATCTTTTGATTTTAATACAATATCTCATATCTTAGATACAGGGCATTATCCTTCTTCTCATTCTAGTCAATGGCTGACTGATTATGCTTTAAACTCTGTGTTTCAAATTAAAAAAGTACATACTTATCCAATGCTTGAACATGTATTTAAATATTGTGAAAGTAATTTTAATAACGCTAATGTACCTGCAGACTTAGATTTGTTTTATTGTATGCAATCTGGTGTAAAAAGTAATATTCACAGAGATACTTACGACGTATATATTTTAGGGGTTTTTGGTAGAACATTGTATAAAATAGAGGATAAAGAATACATAGTAGAACCAGGCAGTATTTTACATATACCAAAAGGACATTTACACGTAGCAATTGGTTTAGATCCTAGAATAATTATATCCTACGGCCTAGGTAGTGTTTGATATCTGATTTATAGTGTAATATACTTTCTTTTTTAAAAACAGGATTTTATATGTTACAAAAACTAGGGTTTTTACCAGGATTCAACAAACAAGTTACATCAACAGGAGCCGAGTCGCAATGGACCGGCGGTACTAATGTACGTTTTAGGTATGGTACGCCAGAAAAAATAGGTGGTTGGAACCAATTAGGTGATAGTAAACTTACAGGTGCAGCTAGAGGTTTACATCACATGGTTAATAGAGATGGTATTAAATATTCTCTTATTGGAACCAATAGAATTTTATACGCATACTCAGGAGAAGTTTACTACGATATACATCCTTTAGTTAACCCATCAGGTACAGCTATTACAAGTGCATTTAGCACGGTTAACGGATCACCAACTGTTACTATTACATTTGCAACGCCAACTACTTTTCAAGCAGGGGATATTATTTTATTTGATAATGCAACTACGTTTACTGCTATTACAGGTTCTAATTTTGCAGCAGCAGATTTTGCTGATAAAAAATTTATGATAACAAGTGCTCCTAGCACTACTGTTATTACTATTACAATGCCTAGCAATGAAACTGGATCTGGTGCTACTACTTCTGGAGGAATTACTTTTTTTCAATACTACCATGTTGGTCCAGCTGAACAAGTTGGTGTTTTTGGTTATGGTATTTCACAGTGGGGTGGAACATCAACAGCTCCTCAAACAACTACATTAAATGGATCATTATCTGCTAACTCAGCGGGAACAGGTGGAACTGGAACTAGTATTGTTTTAACATCTGTATTAAATTTTCCAACGACAGGAACTAATTTTATACAAGTAGGCACTGAAGAAATTTCTTATACTGGTGTTACTACAGCAACAAATACTTTAACAGGAATAACTAGAAATGTTAGAGGAACAACGAATGCTTCGCATAGTACAGGAGCCACGGTTACAAATTATAGTGATTTTTCTGGTTGGGGTCAATCATCAGCTGACACAGATACTGTAGCTGAACCCGGTCTATGGTCCTTAGACAATTTAGGTAGTACATTGATTGCTTTAATTTTTAATGGTGAATGTTTTGAATGGAATGCAGATGCAACTAACGCAACAGCAACAAGAGCTACAATTATATCTGGTGCACCAACAGCGTCACGTGACATGTTGGTATCAACTCCCGATAGACATTTAGTATTTTTTGGAACTGAAACAACTATTGGAGATAAGACTACACAAGATGATATGTTTATAAGATTTTCATCTCAAGAAAATATAAATGACTATCAACCTACAGCAACCAACAGTGCTGGTACACAAAGACTGGCCGCCGGATCACGGATCATTGGTGCTAAACTTGGTAGAAATGCAATTTACATTTGGTCAGACACTTCTTTATTTACTATGAGATTTGTTGGAACTCCATTTACATTTGCTTATGAACAAGTTGGAACTAACTGTGGATTGATTGGTAAGAACGCAGCCGTTGAAGTTGATGGTGCAGCGTACTGGATGTCTGATAATGGTTTCTTTAGATACACCGGTAAACTAGAATCCATGGATTGCTTGGTTGAAGATTATGTTTATGATGATCTTAATACAACATCTAATCAATTTATTTATTGTGGTATTAATAACTTGTTTGGAGAAATTACTTGGTTCTACCCTACAGCTGCTTCTAATGTTAACACTAGATCAGTTACTTATAGTTATTTAGATTCAACAGCAAAACGACCTATATGGTTTACAAATGATAGTACATTATTTACTAGAACAACTTGGCAAGATTCTGCAGTGTTTGGTTTACCACATGCAACACAGTATGATGCGGGCACAGATACATCGTTTGATGTTGAAGGTAATACAGATGGAATTTCATATTACTATGAACACGAAACTGGACTTAATCAAATAAGGTTGGGTGTTACTACAGCTATTCCAGCAGATATTACTTCTGGTGATTATGACATTACTCAAAAAGTTGTAAGAGGTGCGGCTACTAACATGGCTGATCTTAGAGGTGATGGTGAAAATATTATGAGAGTGAGTAGAATAGTTCCTGATTTTATTAATCAAAATGGAAACACAATTATACAATTAGATTTAAGAGATTACCCTAATGAAACAGCAGCTAGTTCATCACTCGGACCATTTACTATAACATCTAGTACTACAAAAGTAGACACAAGAGCTAGGGCTAGATCAATAGCTCTTACAATATCTAACACTGCAGTAGACACTAGTTGGAAATTAGGAACTTTTAGGTTAGATATACAAGCTGGAGGAAGACGATAATGGCAAAGATAGTACAATCATTAACTAGAGCAAGTGAAGAATATGAAGAAGATATAGCTCAGTCTTTGGTTAGAGATTTAGATGCTGTTCTTGAGAAATTAAACACTACATTTCAAGAAGAATTAAAACAGGAGATAGAAGCTAGAAGCTTCTTTTTAGATTAATGGCAGTAGTAAACCAATATAAATTTGCAGGTATAGAT